GTCAAAAGAGATGCCGTAACAAGCGTGGTGAGCGTTGAATTGTAGAGAGTTATTGCCGATGTCCCAGTAGTCCCTGCCGCAACCGTCATAGTAATCTGAGTCGGACTATCGACCGACTTAATGACACCGTTAATCACGATTGAATTGAGGCTCATCCCCACGACCGGAGTGACTGATGCACTTACAAAAGTAATTACCGCTGAGCCGGATGTGTAGGATGCAGCAGTTAACGAGCCAGCAGTTGCGGGGAGCACGTTGCTCGTCTGCCTCACGGTAACAAGTTGCGGCCCTCCAACAACGGCCCTTGCGTCTCCTGCGGTGGTTGCTCCAGTCCCACCATCAGCAACAGCCAACTGAGTCGCCGCCGTAAACGCGCCAGTGCCGTTGCCCTTGAGCACGCCTGTCAACGTAGTCGCACCAGTGCCCCCCTGAGCCACCTGCACGGTCGCGAGTTTACTGGACGCAATAGCAGCATCAGCGGCCACGTCATCGTTAACCAACAGTGTTGCCGGAGATTGCAGCACGCCCGAGACATTTTTCCACAGACCCGTTCCCCCCACAAGCGGCAAACTGGTGTGGACGTGCGAAGGAGTGCCGTCTCCAAAATTCAGAGAGGCTGTGTGGTTGTTCTGGCTGGCTTTGGCTTCAATCGCCACATAAATGCGAGTTGTCGATGTCACATCAGTCTGCGGAACCAACGCTGACAACGAAAACTGCGCCGAGACGTTGTTGATGATCTGCTCACCCGAGGTCGAAATCAGCGTTGGAGCGTCCGCTCCGTTGTACGTGTAAACTTTCGCCCGAATGACGGTCGGCGCGTTTGTGTTCGCTGTGCCAAGTGCCCAAACATTGAAATCCCATAACCCACCGGGGATGCTGGTGATGTTGGGATCGAGCGGAATTGACTCAGAAACGTAACCGCCCAGAAGCGTCCACACTCCGGTTGTAAGCGTGCCCGATGTCACCGTGCTCTGCGCCACTGCCCCAGTTCGCCCGAGCTGTTTAGGCGTGCCTGGCAGGTTGGTTGTGGGCGAGTCTGCTGCCACATCCTGTCGCAGGTAATACGTCAGTCCATTAGCGCCACCGCCGCCGCCAGTGCTTGGCGTTGCCGGCGTCCATGCCGTGCCATTCCAAACTAGCGTTTGCCCGTTGGTCGGTGCGGTTTGCGCCACTGGTTGACCCTTGATTTTGTCAACGCTGGTCGTGTGTAGGCCGCCGCTTAGATCGCCGCTGAGAATTGGAGAATTGTAAGCCATAGGTTACCAAGTAATTGTAATGCTGGCGGATCCTGCGCCTTCTGAAATTACGATTGAAATTGTGGTGCCTGCTACGCTTGAGAAATCGACAGCAGAATTTAAAGTTTGCCCTGCGCCACCTGCGCAGCTTGAAGTATCTGTTGTTCCACCTGCTCCCGGTGTTCCAGGCGTCGATCCAGATGATCCCATACCGCCAGCACCACCACCACCGCCAGAATTCCCATCAGCACCGCCGCCGCCGCCGCCATTGTAAGAATCCCCAAGACCACCAGTGCCACCAGCACCACCATGATTTGCCCCACTGCCACCATACCCAACAGATCCACCACCGTCAGATCCTGCTGATGCTCCACCTCCTGCAGTCCCTCCAAAAATATTATTCCCGCCCTGTCCCGCTGCGGTTCCATTTCCAGCCGCACCAGGCGCACTGTAAATTGTTCCCTGAATACTAGCAATTCCAGCCCCACCGGATCCCCCACCGCCCAATCCTGGAGTTCCAGCCGCACCAGCAGTGCCTCCTGCAACATTTAATCCGATTGCTGTAATCGAAATTCCTTTGCCAATAGTTCCGGCCGATGAGGTTCCATCTGCACCATTGGCACCAGTGGTTGCCGCTACAGGGTTTCCCTGCTCATCAAAATACGCATTTACACCAATTTCACCAATGCTTCCATCTGTTGCAGTTCCGTTACTGCCATCCCCTGAGGCCGCACTGACATAAACCCAACGCACCCAAGCCGGTACAACCCACTCGTACGTACCGGCAGAATTAAAAGAAACGCTACCGTTAATTGATGTAGGCTCCCATTTGCTGGCAGTTGCATTCCAGCTTAAAACTTGCCCATTTGTAGGCGCAGTGCTGGCAACGTCCCGCCCCTGAAGCTGCGTTGCGTTGCCGTCACCACCGCCACCAGAGCCCGCCACGATTGCGCGGATGCTAATCAGCTCACCGTCCACAGGAGCGGTTGAGAACGTGATCGTGCCTCCGTTGGTTGCGCTGATCGTGTACATTGACCCCGGTTGGTCAATGCCGCCAACACTCACCAAATACGCGCCGTCATCGTTGGTTGTGTAGCCGCTAAACGTAAACGCCGTGGTCGATCCATCGCCAGTGCGCTCAGTGATCGTTGTACCAGCAGCGACAGGGATCCCAATCTCGGCCACGCCCGCATCGGCTCCGAGATAGAGTTTCCCTGTCGCGGTGTTTACAGCCAGCTCCCCCAAATTTAGGGAGCTGGGATTGCCGGCCGATCCAGATCGACGGCGCGGGACGATTGGAAAGGCCATAATGATTAGTAAGTTCCGGCGCTTGCTACGGTTGCGGTTCCATCCACTGCAATTTCAACGGAGGCGGACGACTTAACGCCGCCGACCACAGTTGATGTGCCAGGGATGATCTTAGCAGCGCCAGCAGCCGACACGGTGAACCCGTTCGTGCTAACAGGATCGACACTGAGCACCCCAAGTTGCGCCGTGGTTGCGATGGCAAGCTGCGCGCTCGAAATTTGACCGGTACCCGTGAGTTGAGGTACACCGTCAGGAGTTGCAAGTTTGGTGAGCGCCGCCGTGGAAACTGCGCCGACGTTAGCAGCAGTCAGCGTCACGTTACCTGCAACGGGGCTCACACCGTTTACGGAAATCACCTCAGACGAGGCCGCATGGATAAGGTCCCAAACTGCACCGTTGTAGGCCAGCAAATCCCCCGCAAGGATTTGTGATTTACCATCAATGGCAGTTGTTAGACTCGCAGTATTAGCCGCAACATAGTAATCGCCCTTTTCCGCAGTGCCGCCGCCAACAACGCCACCCGAGGCAATTACAGGGTTGCTGTTAACGGTCCACGCGCCTTTGTAGGTCAGCGCGCCAACACTAGCCGCAGGCAACATTGCCGAGGGAATTTTCCCGTCAGAGCCGAGTTGCGGAATTTTGTACGCAGCCGCAGTCTGAGTCAGGTCAGCAATCTGGCCAGTCGTGAGCGCGCTGATCTGGTACGAGGAAATCAACCCCGCGCCAGTGAGCTGCGGCACGCCATTGGGAGTCGCAAGCCGAGTAAGCTGCGAGGAATCAACTTTGTCCTGCCCCAGCTTAAACACGCCGTCATTGCCCTTCAGGTATAGCGCGGGAATCGCCGTGTTGACTGCCAACTCACCGAGTTGGAGTGTTTCGCCGAGCGGAGCCAGCTGCGATGTCGCGATGGCGTTGAGTTTCGGAATGATCGGGAATGCCATAAATTAATAAGTGCCTGCGCTAAATGAGGTTGGTTGGTATTGGGTGCCTGAGTAGGAGAGAATCTGGTTTGCTGCGGGAGCCGTGGACGAAACTGGTGCGCCTTGAATGCCTTGCACTGTGACAACATTTTGCACATCAATGCTGATGTCGCCGCTCACGTTTGCCAATGCCCCAGGAGGACCTTGCGGGCCTGCTGGTCCCTGTGCCCCCGGTGTACCGGGAGGACCGTTAAGCAACTCGATAATCATTGGGCCGCAGCCTTGGTCACACATTTTACGATTGTATTGTAATGCGAGCTCGAACGAGTCGCATGATGTAGCCATCTGGTCGCGTTGCCACTAAAGTTAACTGCGCGCCAGTCTGAGCGGTGAGAGCCGTTGTTTGTGATGCAGTGAGGGAGAATGAGATGCATTCCGCTGTTGGCAACGTACTCGGCACCGTGCGGATCGTGTTACCCTGCGCGTTGTCGAGCGTTGCAACCCACGTCCAGTCGGTTAGGTCAGCAAACACTGAGCACTGCCCACCGTCGCGCAGTTGCAGCGCAAACGTCCAGTCAGCGCCACGCTGAATTGTCGAGGATGTAGTGGCGGCGACCATATACTCTAGCTGTACTGTAAAGCTGACCCACAGCAGTCAGTCACAGGAGGAGCAGACTCGGGCCACGCGCGAGCGGCGATGGCATCTGAGAGCGTTGGCAGTTTGCCAAGCGGGCACCGTGGATCCGGTGTGAGCATGCGATATTGTGCGTTGCAGGTGCGGTTGTCAAGGCATTCTAAGCAGGTCTGATGCCGCTTGTCCACAAGCCAGCGTGGTGGTAGTTGATTGATCATCCTACTGTGTATTGAACCGTCATCTCTCCAACTTTTGTACCATTGAAGTAATAAATCGGAATCTTTGTAAAAGGTTCCACAAGAGCATCAGTGGTTGCGTCAAATTCTGCAAAATAAGTTCCTTCTCCTGTTTTTGAGAAAAGCGTTATTCCAAAACTGCGATTTGATTTTTCAAATACCGCTTTTGCAAATTCATAATAAGGACTTGCATTATCCCAAGGCGCAATTGGGATTGTTTGAAAAAGTCCAAAATTGTTTTCGTTTGCAATGTCGTCTGTTCCAATAAAAAAATCCGCATTGTAGTCATACTCAATGCCTCCACTCTTTCCACTTATATTCAAAACTATTTTTTGATTTGAAAAATAGTGCTGTTGAACTCCAAACATGGAACAAGCAAGTCCTCTTCGCGCCCAACTATGAGTATCTCCCCACCATGAAAATTTGGTAGGACATACCATAAATCCTCGGGGCATATTTTCAGATGCCGGTAATGTTTTTATGGTGTTTTGTTCGCCACCAGTTCCAGTGCTAATTTGATAATAATCACCATCTCCGTAACTTTCTTTATAAAAGATTTCAAATGTGAGAGAAACTTCAAAGAATAAATTATACTGAAATTGATAACAGTTCATTTTACCACGCTAGTGAGCAAGGATTTGGTATAACCCTAGAGCATCGACTGTAAATATTTGACACTTCCCCGCCAGTAACTTCAACAACTCCTATGAGCTCGAATTGAATTGCGGCCTCATTAGATTTTGTAGTTGCACTTGTAATAACTTGGATCGCGCCAGCTTCTGTGCTCACAGCAAGCGTTTCAAGGTCAAATAAAATTGACACATAAAAATAAGATGTTCCATCAATTTGCAAATCTAAATATGGATGTGATGCTGACATGCCTTGTGGGAATCGGTTGTCAACCAATCCAAGCCCAACTCTCATTGTGTAATCATCGCCAGCAACTGGGCCAGTAATCTGGAAATCACAAGTGCCTGCTCCTGTTATAGCAACAGCCGGCATTTGGCAATAGTTCCAAATATCCAATGGTTTGTCTGTCTCATTAACAACGTCTGCCAAAAGCGTGTAAGTCGTTGTGCTGTTATTTGCCTGCACTGTTGGCGACAACTCAATCACGATGCCATTAGGACTTGGGTCAATTACGCCTGCGGCCGAGTGTGTCAACTTGCAATAAACATACGTTCTTGGCTCGATAATTTCTTTATAAAAAAATCGGTCGTACGTCATATCTTTTGGATAGCGCCCTTGCACCTGCCAGTTGCGCACAACAATACCTGGTCCACCATCGACAGTTGCATCCACCACCTCAAACGGACAATTTTTAGCATAAGGTACCGTCGGCGAATAGCAGTAGTTGTTAATGGAAGTTATCTTTCCACCAGCAACCTGAATCATCGCCAATACCGATCGTTGATAATAGGCGTTGGACGGCAGGATTTCATCCGTCACGTAAATCATTATTGCGGATGAATCCTCGTAATCTACAGCTCCATTAACATCTAACTTGATGTCTGCATGCACATACTGGATTGGCGCATCTGATAAATTAATTACAAACAACACGTTGCGCTCCATGTTGTTTGGATAAACTCCCTCAATCTTGGAGTTGGAAACCAGCACTTTGAGCGTCTCCCCCTCGGATGCGTCCTCTGTTCCGAACGGACAATTATCCAAGGGAAACAATCCACTCGGGCAACTATTGCCGATTTTGACAATCTCTTTGCCTTCGCCACCCGTGATGGGCGCAATCTCAATTTGCGCAACCGGGATAAGCTGAATGTGTTGTCCGCTTGGCAGATATTCCTTCGACGGCTCAAACGTCAGCGAGTTTTCCTCGGCGCTGATGACGCCGTCATCATTGACGATGGCGCGAAGGTACAGGTAGCAGATGCCGGCCGCGCTGAAGTCCGTGTCAGGATTCAGCGGCAGGTAATACTTCTCTGTCGCGTCCATTCCCGTCGGATAAACCCCGGCCAACGTGGAATTAGCTATCAGCACCTGCATCGTCGTAACCGAGGTGCCTGCCTCGTTCCAGATCGAGGCGTCGGTCACTTTGAACGGACAGTCCGCAGGCGCAGCACCGCCACCGCCACCACTGGGAGGTGGATTGATTGTCAGCGTTGTGCCGCCCGGCGTGCGCGTAAACGTGCCGCCGATTACTGAGGTAATTTGAGCCGCGCGAATACCCTCGCTGAGTTTGTTAAGCTGTTGGCTAACCAACTCTAGTCCACGCCGAAATACAGGGAGATCCATATGTTAAGCGTAGATGTCTGGATCCCATTGAGTGCCTTGTGGACTGGCTAGGTACTCACGGGATACGCGGTAGTTGTTTCCTTCCTGCTGCGCGGATATGCCTGTGAGGATAAAATTTACATTTCCCTCGTTACCTGGGTAACCGGGATTTGAGATTTGACCAACACCAGCAGCATCTGGAGCGCCAGTTTCCAATGTCTGGCATTTAACCACCATCCGCGGAGCAAAATAGGTTGTAACTCCTTTTGCCCAAAAATAGTACAAGTCCTGAATGCTTTGCCCACCATTTGTCACTGGATTCCACTCTGGCGGCGTTAATGCAGGATTTGGAGTTAGACTGGGATTTGATTTCCAGATGGTCCAGTTTGACCGCTCGGTTGCGGTCAGATTTGAGTAAAATGGATGCGAGTCCAGCGGTTCAGTTGTGCAAGAAATATCAACACTAAAAACCGGCGGCATGTCATCAAAAAACTCCTCCACGATGGTCGTAACACCATCGCTTTGAGAAACTCGATACGAACGAGCCGTCCCATCTGGATCCTCCCACGCAAACGCCTGCTTGGTGACCGTCCTTGTGATTAATCCGGTCGGGTCTTTTGCGACCTCAATTTGAGTCTCAGTTGCCATAATACTAGGAGTTAAGCACCATGCCGCCGCCAGTTATCGGATTAATCATGTTGATATTAGATGGGTTCTTAACCAGATCAACCAGCGTGCGCATGTAGTCGCGTATGTCGGTCTGAATGCGCATTGTCTGCATTGCCATTGGATCGATCATTGGGCCTGAGCTTAAACCGATAGCACCCATTTTTTGCAAACTGGATAAGCCGGCTTCGGGAGTTAGTTTTCCCTGCGACATGCCTTGAAATGGTCCAGCTTCTGGCGTTTCAAACTTAAATTTTTCGCGGGCCGCTTCACGGTCTTTTTTGATCTTTGCCCTAATCTCATCAAAGATTCCTTGCTGCTCTGGTTCAGCTGCCTGCGCTTCTGCTCGGGCTTTTTGCTCAGCCATCCCTAAGCCTGGGCCACCCATTCCACCCATACCCATAAATGCGGCGCCACCTGTTACGGCTTGAGTCTTGCCAAGTTCACCACTGCTCTTGAACAGGTCGGAGAGTTTTTTTGACGCTCGGTCAATTAACTCAATCGCAACCGCAATACCCTCGCCGAGACTCTCACCCAATGGCGCCAAATCAATCTTGGCAAGGTCATCAATCGCACTGGCGAGCTGTGGCACTACAGTTGATGCCATGCCAACAAAGAATCCCTGCACTTTGTTGCCTATCATCCCCACGTTATCGGTCACCGAGTCAAAAATACCTGCGTTTTCTTTAAGCAGTCGCGCTTGCGATCCAACTTTTTTGGCGACCTCTTCCATGCCACCGGCTGAGAAAACAGAAAGCAATTTGGAGCCAGACTTACCAAACAACTCCATCGCCGCGGCCGACCGTTGCGCAGGATCCTGAATCTTGGAAATCTTCTCACCGATCAAAGCAAGTTGATCATCAGCGCCGAGCCCGTTGATCTCCTGCAATGTGATTCCGAGTTGCGCAAATTTAGCCTGAGCGTTGATGCTTCCATTACCTGCCTCGGCAATGTTCTTTTGCAGTTTGGCAACAACCGGGCCAATATCCTCCGCGGCCATTCCCGCTTGCTTAAATGCCTCTTGCAACACTGCTAGATTATCAATGGCTACACCAGTGCGCGCCGATAAATCAACGAGCGCACCACCTGCTTCCATCGCAGAGTACATGCCTTTGATGGCAGCAGCAGCCACAGAGAAAACGCCAGTCAGTCCCTTGACTCCATTGGAGGCCTTAGAAATGCCATCAACAAATCCTCCAACATCCAGCGCGAGTACTGCTTCAAAAGCCATAAATTAAGAACGTGTCCCCCAGTTAACTGCATCTGAATCGACGCGCCCAGCTTTGAGCGCACTCATTACTCGCCGGCGCATAGCTTCGGATTGTTTCCGAAATGCGGCGTTAAGCAAAAATTGAATGTAGGAGCTTGCAGTATGCCGTGATGGATTACGCGCGCCAATATTCATTTTAGAGTCAGTCACGGTGAACTCATACGTCCCCGAGTTCTGCGCTTTGTGCCGGCCAATCCATGATGGATATCTGACACCTAGTTGATCCGCCGCAGTACACCAGCCAGCAGCAGTCACACCCATTTTCTCCATCAGTTGCTCACGTAATTTAGCAAGATCAGATTTTAGCAGTGGTCGCTTTTTGGGTGGTGCCTCAATGCGTCGATTTGGCTTCTGAAGCGAGTGATACCACTTCTTTGCCTCGTTAAACGGAAGCGGCTTTACCTTTAACTTGGCAAGGTTTGTCCGCTCAGAAATAGATCGGAATGCCATGCCGGTATCTTTGCGAATCGCGCGTTTGCCAGCACTAAATCCCTTGGCAAAGGATGTCTCGGCCATTGGCGGTGTGAGCAGAAAAGCGTTTTTGATCACACCGCGAAACTGTTCTTGCGCCACTACACTCACGGTTCGTTTACTAGTGCGCAACACGTTCTCCAACCATCGTTGGAACCGTGCTTGCTCAAAACTCATCGACCCCGTCTTCATCTTCTGTCTCTTGCGGCTTTGTAAACAATTCGTTGATGTCGACTTTTTTCTTCCGTACCGTCCACGCTCCGTTTGACCATAACGCGGCGTGGTATATGCGCAGCAGCATCGCCAATGGCGCTCGTCTCCGTATGTAGTCGTAAGACCATCCTGTTTCATGCGCCAAACTGAATGTGAGCAATTCAACCCAGTTTGGCGCTGTTAGTTTTTTGGCGTGTCTCCTTTACTGCCAGGCTTTTCCAAAACATCAATTCGACCCTCTTCAATGCACTGAGATTGGACAGCGCACCAATCTTCGACTGGTTTTGACAACGCCAATGGAAACCAAAGACCAAATGTCTTAATCTGATCCATTGCAGTTCCGTCACTAATAGCCTGTTCAACCTCTTCTGGATCGCGACTTTGCAACCACGCACAGGCTGCAATCTGCTTAGGTTTACTTAACTCACCAAGTTTCAATTTTATAATTGCGTCCTGAGTTGTCATTGTCCATGGCAACAACTCAAGCGGCCCAATTATTGTTTTTTTAAGAAAAAATGGACTCATAGAAAACGAGTAGCAAACTCCTCTTTGAGCCAGTCTGGCGAGTTTGGATAGAGAATCCCGGACGTGTTACCATCCGATCTGCGCACGCCGGTGACAACAGTTTTTGCAAACCGTTTCAAGTCTCGCGCGTTATCTCTAAATCCACGCATCCACGAAATGTCCGAGTCGGGATTTTCTTTGCACCAGTCCAGATCCTCAAACCGTTTACGAAACTCGGGAAACTTGATGTCGTGCCCATCAATCTTGGCGAGCACATCACCGTTTACCAACCACTGCACATGCCGCTTCCCATCCGACTCGTAGTCTTGATAGCCACCGCGTTTAATGAGTTGCCCGCCAGCAGTCAACCACGCGGCAACTAGGTCGCTGTTGGCACTCTTCTGGGGGGATTCGTTGTCCTGCACCAAATGTATATCCATAATCGATAATTGATTGCGCGCGCGTTAAGCGTGCTTGTATGAAACGCCGGATGCTTCCCATCCGCGGAAGTCATCGTTTTTGGAATTGAGCTTTACGCTCGTCCAAAATGCTTTGCCAGCGGCGCCAGAAGGCACACCAGACGAGCCCCCAATATCAAATGGACATGTGTCGCCTTTGCCGCGCGCGCTAAACGCAAAATTGACGTCGTAGGACTTAGCCTGAGCGTGTTCACCAACCGAGTTGATCAACTGCTTGAAATCAGACTTTGCCTCGATGTCAGCAGACTCAACGATGCTTCCAGCAGGCGAGATGATGGAGATACCAAAGGTTGCCATAAAATTACTGGAAAAGAGTGTAGGTTGCTTCGGAAACCGAGAAGTCATCGTTCGTCTCGGAAATCTTGGACGATGTCAGCGTTGCGCCGCCAAAGTTGGTTTCGGGCACTGCCAACAAATCAGCTTCGCCCTTGGTTTTGACGTTGGTAGTTGTCGTGGACCTCGGCTTTTGGATTGCTTCAACGATCTGGCCATTGGCATTGCGGATGGTCGCAATTTCAACGCTCGTATCCTGCGAGGACTCCTGAAGATAGCCACTAGGTGGCGTGACAGAAAATGTGACTGCTCCAAATGAAACTGGCATAAGTTTTTAAGGTTTAGGGCCAAAGCCTACGATGTAAGAGAGTGAAGTCCTCCAATGTCGTTCCTCGCGTAAAGAGTCCGTTGTTTCTGGCACAATTCCGAACAACTGCACCACGTCCGAATCAATTGTCAGCACTCGCACCGCGGCATCAATTGTGCTGGAAAACGCTGCCTGTTCTGCCGGCGTGTAGTCATCAGCTTGAGAACACACCGACAAAATTAACGTTCCACGCTGAAGCGGACTGCCGACCACCACGTCCGATCTAATTTCCATTAATACGCATTGCGCCGGGATCGGTGCATTGTCCTGCGGGAGTCCAACATACAGGTCTGGAAACTCTAGCACCAACGCGGCCTTGATAGCCTCACAGAGTGCGCCGTCAATCATCGTGTGACATCCTCCATGTGCAGCTTCCAACTAATTGGATCCTCATCCCACCAGGCTATGCGCCGCTCAGTTCCGTTGACGGTCAGCTTTGCACCCTTTACAGGCTCTGGAAACCCAGCTTTAAGCACTCGCACTGCGCCGGCAAAATGTTGCTCGTAACCGCCATAAGATAGCGTGTCAGAGGTCCTCTCGCTGGCTACTGCGTACACGGTCACGTCAGCATAGGTCACGACATCGCCGCGCATGTAGTCCAAAGACTCGGCCATTGCCGCGGCTGTGATGTCGAGAAATGCGGACATTAGATCACACTCTGTTTGTTTTTCTTCACCAATTCACGAGGCGCCGGCGGCACGTTTTTAACGACAAACGGTTTGCCTTTGCGCCGATCTGGCCGGTTAAGAACGTGGAGACTGAGTTCATGCCCGTCAGGCTTCAGCGCACGAAACTCTTTAACTGCGCTGTCGTAATCTGTGAAAGTGGCAAGAATCTCCTGCCCTTTGAGGATAATCGATAATGGCTTTGACATATTCGGTTTGCAAAAAGGGACGGATGGAGATTAACCACCCGTCCCGTTTAGAACTACTCGGCAACGATGCGGATGCCCATTTCGGTGCGCCCGGCCTGCACTCCGTACAGTACGCTCATTGCGTATACGAGATTTGCAGTCAGGTTGTCATAGAACCGACGGAACTGCACAGGGAGGTTAAGCCCAGGAACAATAACGTCAGCAATCTCGGTTCCCATCTGCGCGGCGCCAGAAGCGTCAACGCGACGAGCTGCCATCAGCAGCGCGGATTTGTGGAACGCAAAACCACCAAGACCCTGACCGTTTGCATCGCAAAGATCAGACTCATAGACATCAAACCCAGCAACGCGAGGAATGTAGCCTTCAGTTTTTTCACGGATAAAACCGGGGAATTCTGCGCTGTTAAGGGACTTAACAAGGCTCGCAAAATACGTTGGATTAAGAACCACGCAGCGGCCCATCTGAGGAGCGCCAGCAAGGTTAAGCGTTGCACGCAGATCAGCAAGGTCGTTACGGTCAAAATTACCAGCGTTGATGCCGACAGAGTTGAAGTTGCCGGATGTCACCAAGTTCCACAGATCAGAGAATACTTTAGCGCCAGTGGCCTGCAAAGCGGGCTCGACGAAAAGCTGATTCAAATCAATGGCAGACTTGGAACGCTCCAAGTCGTTGAACCCATACGAAAACCCTTGCAGGTTGCTCAGTGTGATAGTCTTCGCAACTGTCTCAACGCCGGTAGGGGAATACCCAGCAGAGAGATCAACGGCTGTTGGTCGTACAGGATAACGAGTTGTCACCGATGCGCCGGCAGAGGAAATGTCAGAGCTGAAGTCTGCGGTAATTCCGTTTAGCGGAGCAAAGAGATACTGAAGTGCAGGAAGGGATTCCTGGGCAATGGCTGCCAGGTTCACCCCGGCGATAGTGTTTGACATGGTCTTGGGTTTTTGGGGTTTGTTTTACCTAGCTGAGTTTCAGCACGGCTTTATGCTGTGCGTAGAAAGCATTGCGGGCTTCAATCGGGAGGCTGTTATATTCAGCCCACAACTCGGAAACCGACTTGGTGGCATTTACCTGCTCGGACTGAATAGCGACGGGAGCAACTCCCAAATTTGCAACGATGGCGTGCGCCTGTGCAGCGGCATCAACCCTTTCGGCCTTGAGTTCGTCTAGCCTCAAAGCAAGCGCTTTGCGGTCTTCGTCAGAAGCTGCCAGCAAATGATTGAGCTCAACCAACTTTTCTTTGGTTGTTTCAAACGCTGCAACAACAGCCGAGTGCTCTGCGGTCAATGATTCCAATGCCGACACGTCCGCGCGTGCCGCTTGGAGCGCTGTAAGCGCATCGTGTAGGTTGGATGGAAGATCCATACCTATACTTGCGTTGTAAAACCAAAACGCCCACCCGAGTAAACGGATGGGCGTTTGGCTATGAAACAACAACAACGACTGTTATACCATAGCAAGTAATTCGTTGTAAGCAAGTTCTTTTGTCAAGATTTTATCAATTAATTTGTAACCAATCGCACGCGGAGCCACATAAGCTGCCCCAGTCATTGCTTCGTCTGGCACTGCGCGGTTGCGCGTTACGTTTGCTCGGAACAATTCAAACGAATCCTGAACCAACTGCTGCAAACTTGCGCGCTGCGCTGCAGTAAGATTTGGTCCCATGCCGGCGCCTTTGAGAACGCCTTCAGTGTTAGTGATTGGATCCCATTTCATTCCTTCTGCGGTCCACATAGCAGACTCATCAACCCAGGGAATGATAGTTGAGATAGATCCCCAGATGGATCCGACAGATCCGTAAATTCTGGAGCAGGATGACGCCAAATTGTACGCAGCAGAGCAGCACTGAGAATCCGAGTACGCCACCACAGGAACAACTTTAGCAAGCTCCTGAATCACGTCAGCGCACTCGCTATTTCCCTCGCATGCGCCACCGGGAGAATCAAACTCAATCCAGACTCCGCGTACACCGGCTTCCATTGCGGATTCAATATCTTCTTCCAGCCACTCGTAGGAATAAGCTCCACAGCATGCCTCTAGTGGGCTCGCATGGCGGACCAACGTGCCGGTCACGTCGATGTGTGCAATGCCTTGGCCATCAATTTCCATTTCACACCGGCCAGACATCATACTGGACATATCTGGCATGTCACCATTTGCAAATACGCGGTTTTCAACCAGTCGCTTAACTGCGTTATAACCACCCGGCGTGATGTTCCAAGGCTTACTATAAACCGATTCTAGAATGCGCTTAAATTTCATTTTGTGTGGGGGCGGGGTTGCCGTTAGGCGTTAACAAGCCAAACGCATCGCGCGTAAGTCCACTGCGTGCCATCCGTTTTTGAATTTCAAGCTCCTCCATCTCAACCTCGTCCAAATGCTCTTCGAGAGTCTTGGATCCGCTCGCCAAAATGTCGGTCATCGAGCGCATGCCTGCACGGTAGGCTTCAATAGCGTCACGGTTTGCATAGCCAGAATCGGCAGTGAGCCGCGGCGGCTCGGTAAAACGAAACTGATACGCTCCACCTTGCGCGGCATCAGGACCAGGGTATTTTGGAAGCATTCCAAGCTCAACAAACTTGGCAATCGCAAACGCGCAACGCCGCTTGCAAAACGACGATAAATAAGCATGCCGCTCGGAAGTTACTCGATTGACTTGCTCAAGTACAATACGAGCAGATGCCCCACCAAGTTTGCTCATGTCCCAGCCAAATTCGGGAGGCCATTGCGCGGCCAACAGGGCGTTGCGGATGAGTCGTTCCTGAAGACGATCCTGTGCTTCTGTTGGGATTGTTGCGTTGATCTGCTCAATTGACTCGCCTGCGCCGGCGGTCATGTATTCAACGCGGCCTCCCTGCATGGTTTGGACGCGTAATCCAGGCGCACAAACTGGAGGTGTAGCATCACTAAGCGCCGACAGTGCGTCATATGGATTGGCAATGCCCTGTTGATTTGTGATTAGCAGACCAATCTTTGCTGCCATCCGAGATGCCGCTTGAATATCGTCACCAAGATCTTTGAACGAAAGCAAATCACGAATTGCCGGCGCAAATGCTGATATCCCGCGCACCTGATCCACCTCGCGCGGATCCATCGTCAACATTGCCGACTGAGCTGGAATCTCACGGTCTTCGGAACCGTCCAACGCAGCGCCAAGCACTCGGTAAGCCACTGCACGGTTGGCGCCGTTAAGAATTACGCCGTTGTAGATACGCGCGCCGTTGTATTTACCACCTTTAACAGTTTCGTCCTCATGCCGACTACCAATCTGATGCCATGGCACTTGCTGGAGTTGCGGATATCCCGTGGATGCCGTCGTAAGAATTGTTAGGATGTCGCCTTCTCGGTCAATTGCGGTAGACTCTAGCCGCAAACCTTCCCACCAAGATTTACCGTCAACGTAGCAAATCTGAAACCAGTCCAACAGCATTGCCTCGGCTTGTTTGCCCCAAGCGCGAGCGGCATCGGACCCACGCCCACCACAAAAAATTGGACGCATTGCACTGCCAACTGAGAGCATCGACTTTTGATCAATGGCAGCATTTACCACGCCCGTATTCCAATACAGTTTGCGAGCTGCGCTGTTAAGCGTGCGCCATTCTGAAATGTTGAGTTCTTTCTGAATTGACTGCGTAAAATTACGCATGAACGGCTCGCCCCAAACGCCGCCTTCGATCAGACGTTGCCGGCGATACCCATCGTAAGCACCCTGCACTTTGGGTGTCTCGGCTTTAAAAAACCGTTTAAATTTGTCGAAAAGACTCATATGAAGAGCGCCTGAGTTGCGGTGATTGGCCGATTAATTCCCGCGCGTTTGTAATCCAATGCAGTCTGCGCCAGCATGACGACATCGAGCGGTGTCAGTGTGCCTCCTACGTTAAATTGAAATGCGGCACCATCAATGCTAGATGAAACTAGGTTGGATTTGCCAGAGGTCACCAAATCGAATTTGGAATCTCGGATTTGCTCCAGTTCGCCCACGTCTCTTGTGAGAAATACAGAGAGCAAAACCTTGAAATTCGGAGCCATACCTATGTTTATAATGTAAAAGACCTCCGTTGGTGCGCATTATTAAGAGGCGTCGGAGGTTCTATTGCGAGCAATTTACTCTGTCGTTTCCTCGGAGTCAACCACTTCCTCTGGCGCCTCCTGCACCATATCCGGGAGGATACCCAAAATCATCGCCGTCAGCACCTGCATTGCCTCGGCATCCCACAGATGGTTAGGTCGCCCGGTTGATGTCCATCGCATCCTGGTTCGCTTCGTGCGCTTGTCCACAGTAGCGCGTTTACGCTCTGAATTCATGTGCCTCACGTACTCGGGAGGTGCATCCTGTGGAAATTCCCACACAGGAGAACCAGTATTTCGCAAATTTGCTAGAATGTCTTTAATAGGATCCGATGCCCAATAAAAATACAGCACCTGTGCCTTGCGACCTTGAGGAAACTGCTGAGTCGGTGCCGAGCGTACTGTTGGCGCCAGCACATAGTCTGGAGCATTGTAATACCGCTTAATCGGTCGATTATCTGGGCCACGAACTGTGAAGTGATCCTCGCCGCGACCAATTAATGCCGTCCACCCGTATTTAGCGCAACGATCGTAAACCGCGCCGTGAAACGAATTACCAGCGTCCATCATTGTTCTCTTCTCCGGCACCTTTAGCCGCGTCTGTATCTCCCTGAGTTGCTCCAGCGTCAGTACCTTGCCGGCCCAGAGTAAACGCGAGTGTCCGTTTTTCATCCATGCGCGCACCACTGCCCAATAATGGTCCTGCTGCACGTCGATTGTCATCACCCGGGCGGCTTCATCCGGCATTGGTCGCCCGTCTTGCCACTGATTTACAAAATACTCAGCGGCCTCCAACTCTAGCGCTGGCATCTCGGCCTCCAGTTGCCAAGGTTCGGCTAACCGCTGCATGCGGAAATCCTTTACCCCTTGATGCACGCCCAAATGCTTGGCATCGATAGCTTGGCACCACTGAATTACCAAGTCGCTCCAACGAATCCACCATACCGACTGCGCCGATACCCGGCGCGAGCGGTAACCTGCGACATGATCGTTACCCTGTGATATCCACTGACTGCGCTGCGTCAATCCTCGTCGGCCTGCAACAGTGTCAGGCGTGACATGCTTGCAATGTGGACATTCATGGCGTACCGATTTGACGAGCTCGCCCCAATTCCACTCGCCGTTTTGATTCTTTGCCTCCTCGTATTTGATATCTACCCAAGACGGTTTGACCAATTCGTTGCATCCAACACATTGGTGGCACCAAACAAACTCTTCTCCGGAACGCCACTCCTCGGTCAGCGCGTGCGGCTCCTCAAACGACTGTGAAACCAGCAAACTGTAACCATTCCACCTGTCGTGAAGTCGCTTTTTAAATTGGCCGATCAAATCCGAGTATTGCCAGCATTCATCAAGCAACAGTGTCTGCACTGATTTTTCCTGAGCATTGGACACATTAGCCCCGCCGAGCATCAGCGCCATGTGAGGAAAATAGATTCCATCCTTTTTAACGTGATGCCGGTTGATCGGCATCAGACCTGCCAACGAATCGCAAGCGCGTAACACTGGCATCAACCGCGTGTTCATCCATTCGGCTGACGTTGCGTCAGTCTGTGTAATACTAAGCATTGGCCCAGGCTGTTGCGCCACTGCCCAGCAAACAAGCGCTTCCAGTGCAGTGGATTTACCTGCGCCAGTACAGGCTTGGACAAACGTCTGCCGACATGCCGTGTCAGCAAAGTCGTGAATAACATCGTTCCACCAAGGAGCAACCGACCGATCAAAATGCGTTGAACGACTAGAATGTGGAAACCTAACGTGTTGCTCTAGCCAGTCAAGCGGGTCACCGTTGTAAGCAAGTCGAATTCCCTGTCGGCATCCATCAATAACAGTCTGGCAGATCATAGCGCAGCAAAACCTTGAGTCGCGTTGCGCTTTAGGAGCTCGATGCGAGCCTTGAGTTTTGGCAAAATCTCAGCTTCACCAAGTCCACCAATCTGTCCCGGTAGATCCGAAACCAGTGCGTCTAACTCAGCGCACCAGACTGACACAACTTTTATGCACGTTTCGCGCACGTCATCGATGGGGACGAGTTCGCCTTTTTCGCGGGCAATTTTGATCTCTAGTCTTGCAACCTCCTTGCGTAGCTTTTCGGTTCGCGCTTCTGACAGCGTCAGCAGTGGAGCGTTTACAGTTTCGGGAGATGGCGCCGGCGTCCGCGGCTCATCTGGCGGCAGCTTTTTATCGAGTGCAACACTACGCTCGCGACCCTTGGCGGCGTCGTAGTTTGCTTTCCAGTCTACAATCTCTTCAATTGTCCAGTTCCGATCTAGTCCAACCCGTTCCCATTTCTGGATTGCGCCTTTGGTCACCCCAAAGTGGTTTGCGATTTGTTGATGGGTTAGTTTTGCCGCCATTTCGGGAGTATACCGGCAGTATCTGCCATGTCTAGGCTGGTATACTTGGTATATTTTGCCGCGTTCACAAAAAAATAGCAAGCGTCCCTAGTCACCT